GGTCCACTCTCCAGAGAAACACTTGAGCACCTGGAAGGCCCCGTGGTCTCGGGCACCGTACCCGATGGGGTCACACCCAATGACGTAGATGGCGCCAGCCTCAGGGGCCTCGAACTCGGCATAGTGCGGGCGGCCCCGGAGGTCGTCGGGCCAGGGGATCAGAATCCCGTTCTCGTGCCGCTCCAGCAGGCTCTTGTGGATGACCTGGTTGTCCGTAGCCAGCCAGCAGGTGATGTCATCGAAGGGGTAGTAGACGCCGAACAGGTCCGGGTTCTTCCGAATCTCCACGTCCGTCTCCATCAGGAGGCGACGGAAGGCGAGGTGCTCCTTCTTCAATCCCTTGGGACCATACTTCTCGAGGAGACGAATCTCATCGTTGTCCATCGACATGCCAGAGGCCCAGGGACGGACATTGAGCTTGCCATCCCAGAAGGGAAAGAACCGGGACAGCCAGCGCCCCGCGCCATTCTCCTTGCCACCACCCTTCTTGGCATCACGGTAGAAGTCACGCCACCACTCCGCCGAGGACTCGTTCATCGGGGCCGGTGTGCTCTCGAAGAGCACCAGGCAATGCTTCTTGTTGATGATCGAGGGAATGGTCAGGGTGATTTGAGCTGCCGCATCACGCCAGTAGGGGAGCTCGGAGCCATGCCAGAAGTCTGGTGACTGGCCAATGCCAACGGCACCGGCGTCACCAGACAGCACACGCATCTGGCCGCCATGCGTGAAGGTCTTCTGCCGATGCTCACGCGACGAGACCGTTGCAGTCCGGAGAGACTCTGGCCAGTTCTCATGCATGAGGTGGACGCGCTTGTGAAGATACTCCGCACGGTCCTTGGTGTCTGCAATGCAGACGTGGTCCCAGCCTGGATTGTAGGCAGCCTTGACGTAGCCGCAGATCTCACAGGTCAGAGACTTCCCTGCCTGCCGATACCCGAGCAGCGCCAGCCAGTACGTCTGGCCCAGGGCGTTCAAGGGTGGGTTGGAGACGTAGCTGACTACCGTATTCTGCAGCTCGTAGGTAATCTTCTCTGGGTCGAAGGGGACAATGTCCGGAGTCTCCTGGTCTCGGACCTTCCCAAAGGCCCGGAGAGAGACAGCCGGGTTGGACAAGGCTGCAAGCGCCTGGGTGGCCCGGGAGGGTTCCTCGGGCTCCTCTTCGGCGGGCATGTCAAAGGACCAAGTCACTCAAGAGCCTTCTTGGCCGCCGCCTCTCGGTGTGTCTTTGGGTCAAACTTAGAGTTGACTTTCCAGTCGCCCTCGGCGAACTTCCTGGCCTCGGACTCTGACCCGAACTCGAAAATCTCCCCGCGCTTTTTCGCCTCTTTGTACGCTTCCATACCTTCTAGCTGGGTCCAGTCCTTAGGGTCTGGGGTGGCCCCCTCATTTGGGAACAGTGTGGGGGCAACATGAGTGCCGTAGCTGCTGAAGCGCACAGTAGAAACAGAACCATCTGGATTCTGCCTCGCTACTGGCCTGAAGTCTCTCGCCCGCTGGACATTGGCTTTATAGCTCGGGAGCTGCGGTGGAATCTTTGCCAACACTGGTTCAAGCATCCGCTGAACCGAGTCGGGGAAGTTCCGGGCCGACACTTTCCGCAGGCTACTGACCAGGATATTGTTCGCCTCCCTGTCCGGGTTCCCTGCCAGCTCTACCAGCCGACGAGCGGCTCGCTCAAGTTGTGCCACCCGGGCCTTGTAGGCGACGGCATCAGAGCCTCGCGCTTCAGGAGCCTGCGCCGTTCGCGGCTGCATGACCCCGGAGCCAGCCATGAGGATGTCAACGTTGTTCTGGATCTCGTCAGCCTGGCTGCTCTGGGGGGCTTGGGGGAAAGCGGTATCGGCGGTTCCGGGCATTCTCTACTCCCCTTCTGCCATCAGCACCACGCGCTCACGCTCTGGCACCATCAGCGGTTGTGTCTTCACACTCTGTTGAACCATCAGCAACGACGTGATGATGTCCTGCTGGGCATTCTCTGGTGTGCCCGCCGCACTGTTCTCTGTGGCGATGACCGTGAACAGCAGCTCGGCCCAGTACCGGAGCTCCCGGGCAATCACCGGGGTGATGGTGCCCTCGA